GTCTCGGGATGGCGGTTGACCGCATCAAACGTTGGCACTTCTTAGTACAGGAGGGATACCTATGATTCACCGAGACGACCTACGCTACACTGACGACGTCATAGCCACGCTACAGAGTAGCAACCCACTGTGGTACATCGCCAATGCGCTAAACATCGACATTGCAGATGTGAAGTACCACTATGCCGAAGTGATGACCATGAGCCACAACGGCAAGGTGTTGCCACTGCGCATCGATGACACGCGGTTGACCAGCTTTCGACGGCCTCAGCGACCATATACAAAGTCTGCAATGATGCCAAGCGATCCGCAATGGTACAAAGAGCGCACCGTGACCGAGATTGCCAACGAGCTCGGTCAAGAGCTCACCTTCGTCAAGAGCTTTGTGTATCGCTGGGGATACAAGACGAAGCGAGCCATCATGGGCACACGGTACCGCACCGAGTGGCCAACTGACCCAGCGTACTACGCTGCACGGACTTCGCACGAGATTGCGCACGACCTTGGTCTATCTGTAACCACGGTACAGCACCACACGCGAAAACACGGCATCAAACTACACAGGGCGTACCGCTTCGTCGACTGGCCAACGGATGCGCAATGGTACGCAGAGCGCACGTCGGTGGAGATTGCCAAGATACTCAATACCAACAATGACACCATTCAAGCGCATTGCAAAAAGCACGGGTTAACCATCAAGCCGTTTCGCAAATTTATCGACTGGCCCAAAGACCCGCAATGGTACGCAGAGCGGACACGTCAAGAGATTGCCGACGAGCTTGACGTCAAATACAACGCAGTGTCTCGCCACGTCTGGACATACCGCATCAAATGCAAGAAAGATGCAAAGGCGACGAAATAGCCACTTGACACCGATTCGCATATACGCTAATATACGGACATCCCGACGCGGCATAGATGACCGACGCGGTACAGAAAGGCACCGACCATGATGAAGCACATGACCCCAGCCGAAGCAACCGAGATGCGCACCACGATTCGCGAGCGCTCCGACTCGTTCGTCGAGTTCGCTCTGCAAGTCGCACGCAAGACCGGCGACGTGCTCGCAGTGGAAATCTTCGAGGCTGAGCAGAGCCGTCGCATTACCGCTGCTATCTTGGCAACGGTCGCACCGATGGACGCCATCCCCACATGGAAGGACTAACATGCCAATCCCAGTGACGAGCGCCACCAACCCGGGGCGCTCTTGGTACCGACTGAGTATTCACTTCGATGCCGAAGCCATGGACGCACTCGTTAAACTCACCGAGCGACTGAGCGAGTCATACGGCACCAAAGTTAGCCTGAGTCAGGCAATCCGTACCGCAGTAATTGACACCGAGCGCGAAACGCGCAGCAATGAGGAGAACTTCCAATGAGCTTTGAACTTGACCTAAACGAACTTGGATACACGCCAGAACGCGAAGAGACCGGCGACGGCATCCCACGGATCAGCTGGCTGTCCACCACGAAGACCAAAGGCGTCGTCGGCAAGTTCTACGCACGTGAGACAGCGCTTCCGTCGCTGCTCGCACCGTGGACGCACGACGAGTTGTTCGACGACGAAGCCGGATTTACTGCTACCGACCTGCGCATCATCGTCATTCGCACACGCACCCAAGCGTACAGCGAAGAGACGAACAACGGCATCCGTACCAAGACGTGGCACACGCACTGGAAGCCCAATGCAGGCATGCGTCTTTACACCGAGATACTTTGCTTCATCGAAGGATACGACGATGTTGTGGTGTGGCCAGTGAAGGGCTTGGTCGGTCGAGGTGTGACCGCTGCTCGCGGTGAATCCATCTTCAGCGCCATGCGCGAAGTGGAGAAAGAAGCACGCAAGACGGCCAACCGTGACATCCCTTCGTTCATGTTCTGGACACCCATCACCCAGCCCAAAGATAAGAAGGGTCGCGTGGTCACCATAGACACTGGCTACGGCTCCAACGTCGTCATTCCGCAGGTCGGCTTCGACGTCAGCGCAGTGAACCGCGACTTGTGCGCATCGCTCTACGTTGGCAAAGAGCGCATGGCATTGGCAGCCGAAGCGTTTGCAGAATACAAAGAATGGTCGAAGGAGATGCGGAGCAACGACGAAGCCGAAGCCCCAGCACCCGCAGAGCAGGCCCGCAACGTACCTGCAGCGATGGACGAGGACGACGTCAAACCGTTCTAAGTAGACACGACGAACACCCCATCGGTAACACGGTGGGGTGTTTTTTATGGAGGTTATATGCGATTTGGTTCCGTATGTAGTGGAATAGAAGCCGCGTCGGTTGCGTGGAATCCGCTTGGATGGCATGCAGCGTGGTTCAGCGAAATAGAACCATACCCATGCTCAGCACTGGCACATCACTACCCAGACGTTGTGAATCTTGGCGATATGACCACGCTTCCCGGATTGATTCGAAGCGGTTCCATCGAAGCACCTGAGGTGCTCTGCGGCGGTACTCCGTGCCAAGCGTTCAGCGTCGCCGGCAATCGGCAAAGCCTAAGCGATGACCGCGGGAATCTAACGTTGGTATTCTGTGAGGTAGCGGATGCAATTGATGATATTCGAGACGGACGCGGAGAACAACCCGCAATCATCGTATGGGAAAACGTTCCCGGGGTACTTAACACGAAAGACAATGCCTTCGGTTGTTTTCTCGCAGAGCTTGCAGGCGAATCAACGCCACTCATCGCATCAGGGGGGAAATGGCCAAACGCTGGTATTGTCGTTGGACCGCGACGAAGCATTGCGTGGAGAGTTCTTGACGCTCAATACTTCGGATTGGCCCAACGACGCAAACGTGTGTTTGTTGTCGCAAGTGCTCGAGACGACATTGATATCGGAAAAGTACTCGTTGAGTTCGACGGCGTGCAAAGGACTATTAAACCGAGCCGAAAAACGGGGAAAAGTGATACCCGAGCCACTACGGTCGGCGTTAATGCAAATATCGCAATCGCAAATCAAGGTGGCAACGTAGTTGTTGGCGTTCAAAACATTTCTCCAACACTTCGCGCCAATGCTAAGCAATCGCTTATGAGTGGGAGTGGCGAAATAAATTCACCTCTCGCTATATCTATCCAAGGCAATCAGCGGACTACTGCACCGAGCAGAGCAGAAGGCAACGTTATTGCCATCAATTGGCAAAAACAACAAGTGACAGCAACCAACGAACTTTCGCATGCTTTGGATATCAGCGGAACCGAAGCGGTCACGTATAACAGCGTCATCCGTCGACTCACGCCACGCGAATGCGAACGACTGCAAGGATTCCCCGACGACTATACATTGGTTCCGCATCGTGGCTCGTTGGCATCCGATGCGCCACGCTACAAAGCACTTGGCAATTCTTGGCCGGTTCCCGTTGTTCGCTGGATTGGCGAACGAATACAAAATAGTCTTATTCTTTCAAACGCTTGCAAGTGACACGACGACACCCCATCGTTCACACGGTGGGGTGTTTTTTATCGAGGTGACAAGATGACCGATGAACAGCGCACCAAGTTTGAAAATCTGGGCCCGTACCATGTATTGCTTGGCGTCATGGCTTTAGTTCTTACGAAGCGAGCCAAAAACACGAACAACATGATCATCCCGATAGTGCCTTACCAATATATGAATTACAACGATATACTTCCCGCAATCGAATACTTGCAGACGGCAATTACTCGCGATCAGGCAAAGGATTTGTCTTGGGGTCTGCAGATTGCAATTAATGATGTGATGTATCCCGCACAAAAGTAGACACGACGACACCCCATCGGTAACACGGTGGGGTGTTTTGTTTTCTTTTCGCAGTGTGGTACAATGCGAATCTATTCCAAAAAGGAGGCAACATGCCACGACGGAAAGACAAAGAGCCATCGACGATGGTTAGCAGCGGGATTCGTATGCCAGCGCAGTTAATGGACGAACTGAACCGCACCGCTGACACAAAGGGAATCACACGGAGCGCATTGATTGTGCAAATCTTGACCAAGGCAACCAAGGCGAAGACGACGAAGAGCCGGGAGGATGAGCGATGACAGCATATTGGCGAAGTCAGTTTATTGCTTTAGAAAAAGCAAAAGAAGAAGATTTGTATCCAGATGCAGAATTTAATGCAAAATTAGATTTTCTTACGACCGCTGTTGGATTCGACCCCATGAAAGACGATTACTTCTATCCGTTGATAACTTTTCAAGACCCAGATGACAAACGTTGTTTCGCTTATCCTGATTGGATTGGCGCGTTTGATATAGAAGAAAACTTGCCAAAAAGATTTTTTGTACGCTGCGGAGCAGTAACAAAAATCAACGGATATCCTGCAGACGCAAAATACAACTGGAGAGTTTTTGATGACGAGGGGCGAGCAAGATATCTTACACCTGCTGAATGTAATTTGTTTGGATTAGATTATTATGACGGCACAACGCCGGAAGGATTGGTATTTGAGAAAAATTTGCAAAGTGATATTTATAAAAAGTTTTCTTGGAGGCATAGGCATTTTTGCCAAGCCATTTGGAAACAAAAAATAAATTTGTCTGCAGACGAATTGCATATACGAAGTATGAGATGGAAATCTGAGTGGAGATATACCTACAACAAGTATCTATGCAGTGAAGAATGGCAAGATAAACGGAAACAACGTCTATATATTGATTGCGGGATGTGTACTAAGTGCGGCAAGAATTCCGAACAAGCTACATTGCAGGCTCATCACCTAACATACAAAAATGTTGGTGACGAGGATGTCTATCAAGATTTGGTAATATTGTGTTCTCACTGCCACACAATTGAACATGGGAAAGAAAACAGATCGTGAACATCACCGACTTAAAGACTCATCCGAGATGGGTCTGCTACACATCCGGAAAGGTGCCCATCGACGCCAAGAGCGGACGCAATGCGTCTAGCACAGACCCGTCAACGTGGACGACCTACGCAGAGGCTGCACGGTTCGTTGGAAAGTACAGCACCGTCGGCGTTGGCTTCGTGCTGAATGGTGACGGTATCGTTGGCATCGATCTTGATGCGTGCTTCAAATCAAACCCCGACGGCTCCGTTGCTGGCACATCACTTGCCAAACAGGCACTCGATTTGACCAAGTCATACTCTGAAATATCACCAAGCGGCAAGGGCCTGCACATCATCGGCACCGCATCCATTCCCGAAGGTGCACGGCTCAAAGGACGCACCGCAGGCGGCGACAAAGTCGAAATCTACGAAACCGCACGATACTTCACATTCACCGAGTCAATCACAGACAAAGCCACCGAAGAACTACAAGACATACAGCACGTTGTCGACTGGCTCGTTGAGCAAATGGAACAAGCCCAAGCCGCAACGAAGTTGCCAGACACCGCACCGATGGACGAGAAATACCCAACGGCTTGGGTGCGGTCAATTATTGAGCGACGTATCAAAGCCGGGGTCAAGATGGTTGCCGATGCGCTCGAGGGCGACCGTCACGAAACAAGAATCAAAGCCGGGCGACTCATTGGCGGATACCTCGCCGGGGCTGCGGAAGTTGGATACACGGACTACAGCGACGAGGATGTTGTCGAAGCACTATACAACGCACAGAAACCACGCAACGGATCGCAACGTTCAGAGCGCAAGACAATTGCCGACGGCGTCGCTCTTGGTCGCAAGTCACCGATAACCATACCGCAACCCAAAGAGCGCATTGCGCCACCGGTCAAATCATCCCCAACACTCCCCACAGGAGCCACGCAGAGCGACGAAGTCGCAACGAATGACACTTCGTACCACCACACCGACGTCGGCAACGGAAAAAGACTCGTTGAAGCCACACGCGACAAACTGCGCTACGTGCCCGAGTGGAAGCAATGGTTAGTATGGAACGGCAAACGCTGGGAACACACCGACGTTCATGCGGTCAAGCGCTTGGCGCACGCCGTCGTCTATGACATGTACCGCGAAGCCGTTGACACTGGCGTCGTCAACAGCGAACTGGCCAAGTGGGCACTGAAGAGCGAAGCCACTTCACGCATCGAAGGCATGATTTCAGAAGCGCAGCCGTATCTCATCGCCAAGCCTTCAGACTTTGACGCTTCACCGTGGTTGTTCAACGTCGCCAACGGGGTCATTGACCTGCGCACCGCTGAAATGAGCAAACACGATCCGGCGCTCATGCTCACCAAGATTGTCGATGTGGAGTATACCGACAAATCGACGTCGGCACCGTGGTCCCAGTTCTTGCGCACCATCTTTCACAACGACGACGAACTCATCGACTACATACAGCGGGCCGTTGGCTATACGATGACCGGCTCGACAGATGAGCATTGTCTCTTCTTCTGTTATGGCAACGGTGCCAACGGCAAATCAACATTCATGAAGGCGCTGAGTATCATCTCCGGCGACTACGGCACCACATCCAGCGTCGAAGCGCTCTTAGACCATCGCCAAGACGGCGAGGGAGCCACGCCGATGATCGCCGGGCTCGTGGGCAAACGCTTCGCCATGGCTTCGGAAATGCCCGAGGGCCGTAAGTTGAACGAGTCACGCGTCAAGGACATCACCGGCGGCGACGCCATCACCGCACGCACTCTCTACGGAAAACCCTTCGTGTTTAACCCGTCGCATACGCTATGGATTACCGGCAATCACAAACCACGCATCACCGGGCTCGACCTTGGCATCTGGCGACGGCTTCGCATCCTACCGTTCACCGCAACGATTGCCGAAGCACAGCGCAAAGACCCACGCGACATCGAAGCAATGTTTCGCCAAGAAGCCGAAGCAATACTCTCATGGATGGTTCTTGGTGCGTACCTGTGGTATCAAA